GCGGCTTTTCTTCCGCCTCGGCTTCGTCGGCTGCTTCGTCCCACTCGTCGTTCCACTGGTCGAATTCAGGGCTGTCTTCGAGAAACGGGCAGTCTGCCGCCGGTGCCCCTTCTCGGTAAGCAATACCACCGTTTCGGTGGACCCCACCAATATAGTTATCGTCATGCGTGGTTTCTTTGACACGTTCCTCTTTCTCCTTTTCCAGCCGCATTAATTCTAACGCTTCGTTGGCTGAGTGGGCGAATATAGTGATGTTCCGCTCCGGGCAGAATATACGGAATCTGCCTTCACTTATGCTCAGGTGGCAACCCATCCCGGCTGCCATCTTCATCTTTGTGTGGTGAATATGCATTATACATCCCCATTAAATACCTTTACTATTGCTTTTGCATGTTCTAACCCCTTGGTAGGGATTTTTACGCTGATTGTACCCGGCACTTTCTCATCCTGATGTGCTGCGCCTTGTCCTCTTTCGCCCACGCCATACAAGTGGTTAAATACTACGCAGTATTCGTCCGACGCGTCGATTAGGATGTCTGCTCTTAGGTACATTACTCGCCTCGCTTTACGAATTGCTGCACGTAACCCATCGACCGTACAACCGCCATTACAGTGGCGTATTGCGGGCGGCGGGTCTTGCCGTCAAACCAGTTGTACAGGGTATTTTCGCTAACCCCGCTCTTGCTGTGTATTTCGGCGTTGGTAAGTCCCTCCTTCTTGATGATGGTCCGCATCTTATCGATTACGGGGTCCTTATCGACGAAGTTGTATGACTTATAGAGCCTTAGTGTTCCGTTACCCTTGGCCATTGACTAATGCCTTTCCTGCTGCCGTCAGCGAATACACACCATCCTTGCGCTTAACGTGGCCCGTTGACAACAGGCCGTGCAGTTGCGGCGAATGGGTGGTGGGCGCGTGACCTTGCGCTACGCAGATGTCCCGCAGTTCGTTAGGTCGGCACCCCTCTACTTTAGCAAGGTGTTGCAGGATCAGGATTCTAGCTGGTGTCCTTCCCTCTCGCGGAGCAGCCAGCAGTTTAGGCGGTTTGGGTTGATCACCGAATACGTCGATCTTCATCCCCGTATTGGTGTGTGTAAGTATCTTTGCTAGCAGCTCCATGTCTAGGTCGAAGCTGATACGCAATTTCTTCAATGCCATTTACATCCTCCGTTGGTACTCTCCATCGTACCACAGGTGCGGCGACCTGTCAAGGATATCTTCAGGCGATGGGGTCGGAAACGTGATTTAGGGCGTACACATAACATTCACGACTTGTACGCATGGAATCGGCATCGCCGCGCAACCAAGCCTCGGGGAAGTCACCGTCCATGTCTTGGTAATACCACCCCGGTATAACACCCTCTTCATCGCGCCACGCAACAAATAAGCGGTGCTCCATGATACAATTCTTGGGGCGTATGACGTGGACACCTGCTTCGCCTTTAGCGTTCCTATTGTTCTTCTCCGCTACTTGCGCAGCAGTTATTCTATAAGACATGGCTAGGGACAAAAGTTCGTCGGTGATGTACTTCTTGACAAACCGTTCCGTGCCGAGCATCTTCTCTTCTTCGCGCACGGTCTTGTAGTGCTTCGAACTGGGATTGTAAATGTGTCCCACTGTTCGACTATCGATGTTGAACATCTTGGACAGAGCCTCGCGCGTCACCTTCGATCGGTACAGCGCAAGGACTTGACACCTTTTCTCGTGATTAAGTTTCGGCACATACTTGCCGTTATTCACACCCATCAAGGCCAGAACAGCCATCTTCTCCTGCTGTTCCATGTCTGGGATGGGGACTAGTTTTAGTGTCTCCCCTACTGTAATTTCGGTTTGGTCCCCACCGCTCTTATCGATCATTCCGTGGATTATGGCTTGGTGTTCAGGAGCAAGGTCCTCAAACACTTCCCTTAGCTTGACGTTATCTCTTACCATGATAAATACCCCTCCAACTTTTATTTCAGTAGGTGGTCCCCAATACGGGCGACCGCTTTCTCCATAGAGCGAATGGACTCTTCCCCATCCGTAACAAGTTGCATAAATCGCTTGGTGTTCTCCTCCGCCTGCATTCTTGCATCGGTGATGCAATTCTCAAGTATGTTCAGCTGCTCGCGCATAGAATCCACCCTTGACATGGCGTGGGCGTGAACATCTGCAAGTGCCGCAGAGGCGCGGTGGATCATTTGATCCGCCACCGCCATTGCTTGAGGAGAAGGTGAACTTTGTACCGCCGCCTCCTTGATGTCTTCAGCCAGTTTTTCCAGTAGCTCTGCGTCTGTCATAATCGGCCTCTTCGATTGTGTGGTAGACCTTGTAAGCGTGGCTGTACAACGACTGGTCTGTTGGTGCGAAGTACAGGACTTTTGCAAATGGCTTGATGGCCTCCATTAGAACCTTCTTTTGTTCTTCTAGGACCTTAATTCGGTCATACAAGTCTTGCAAGTCACTCATTTCATTTTCTTCGTTTCAATGATCTTGCCATTCGGATCAAACACCGTCGCGGTGCCGTCCTTGTTGCGCACGATCGTCTTTACGTGCTCACCCTTGGCATCACGTAAATAAGATGTGTCGCCATTGATGTGAATTGAACCGACCGGCTCGCCAGTCTTCTTGTCGGTCAGGTTGATGTGTTTCGTCTCAGGCGGGATGTTTACCTGCTGCGCCATTACCATTTGGGGCAGCAATGTTGCGATCATGTAGATTACGGCGGTAAGTCTCATTTCGGTCTCCTGTTGAAAGAGTGGGGAGAGGGCAGTTGCGGCTGGTCCCTCTCCCCGATACCGTCCATACTAACTAGGTATGAGGCTAGTTAGCCCTAACGGCACCAGAGGCACGGCGAAATATGCCGTGTCCCATTCTTTACGCTACTCCAAACGCTAGTTCGTCACGACGCTGACGGCGACGCTTGAACCAGTAAATGACCCCTGCAACAAAGCCAACGATACCGGGCAAACCGGTACCAACAGCTGGAATTGGAACAGCGGCTACGTTAGGAACGATGAAGAACGAGTCCGGTCCATCGTTCGCGTTGGTAAGACGCGCGAAGAACCCGATACGATCACCAGCGTTGATGCCAGCTAGGCTTAGCCCAGCAAGCGTGTAGTCAGGGAATCCCGTGCCATTGTTAGGTGCTGGCAAAGGCGTCCCGTCAAGCGGACTTGGCGAATACACAGCCAAGACCGTATGCGTAGTAAAGTTCAAGAACCAGAACGACTCCAAAATCTGAGCCGAACCAGTATCGTTCACATCAATACCGATGGAGAACGTAGTATTGCCGCCAAGTGCAGTAAGCAGTGGCGAACCCGGCAGGATCGAATAGCCGGTAAGCACGCCACCGAATTGGTCGAGACCAAGCGAGCCTCCAACCACAGACGTGGAGAAGTACGACTCCACCGTCTGATTGCCTTGGTTACCAAAGTTATTGTAACCAAGGCCTGCGGGTTGCTGCGGCTGATTAGCACCGCAGATAATGCACGGCAGGTTCGTGGGCTGATTACCGCCGGGTACAACCGGGGTGAGCGTCAGCGTTGTTGCACCTGCCGTATTCCAGTCTTGAAGATCGGACCCAAGAAGGGCCGCCTTCGCTGGCGAGGAAACGGCAGCAATTACCGCCGCACTCGCCAGTAATCCAAGTAGTCGACTTCTCATCTTAGAGTACTCCTCTTCTGATGTACCACGTTAGTACACCGTGAGACGGCGAGGCGGGCTAACCTCGCCGTCCTTCGGTATACTACCTTCTACGCATGGCGCGAAGTTGGCAGTAACCAAACGCTATTGCACTTAGTAGCATAACAAAGTCTAATAATGCCCAGTAAACCATTTTGGCCTCCTCGAATTGGTCCCCGACGAACCCTGCCGCTGCTCAGGTTCGCCGGGGCGACGCGGTGACAACGGAGCACGTCGAAACACCGCGCCGGTCTCAGTATTCACATTGTTCTGCTATGAACTCCAGTTGGTCCATCCCCAATCGGATTTTGTGCGGGATTGTAACAACTGGTAGGCCGAAAGTCCAATCCGGACAGGTTCCAACCCATCCGGTGTGTGTAACTGACTGTTCAAAGTCGCATTCATGCACCCCTGCGAGTGCAAGCGCTCCAATGACAGGTAGATTGATTCCAAACTGCGCAACGAGGAAATCATCATCGATTGGGATGACGGTATAGACGTCGAAACGTAG